AAGCGCTGCTGGTGGTGGTAAGTCTCACACAATGAGAGTAATTGCAATTATTCTTGCGCTCGATATCCCGAACATTCAAATTTATTTGTTTCGCCGCGTCTTTGCTGATTTGGCTAAAAACCATATCGAAGGAGCTTCTGGCTTTGCTGCCCTACTTGCTCCACTAATCAACTCTAAATTCGTTCGCTTGTCTGATAGTGAAATAACTTTCAAGAATGGCTCAAAGATTTACTTGTGTCACTGCCAGCATGAAAAAGATGTTATTAAATACCAAGGTGCTGAAATTAATGTGCTGCTAATTGATGAGCTAACTCACTTCTCCGAGAAGATTTACAAATTCTTGCGTGGTCGTTGTCGGATTGGTTCGCTTGTTGTGTCTGAAAAATACAAAGCCAAACTCCCTCTTATCATTGCTGGCTCAAATCCCGGGGGAATTGGACATCAATTCGTTAAAGAGACTTTCATTGATAATTGCGCGCCAATGGAAGTGAGACAAATGGAGCCAGAAGAAGGCGGAATGCTAAGACAATTTATTGCTGCTAAGTTGCAAGATAATCCCACTATGATGCAGAATGACCCGCTTTATGCAAACAAACTTATCGGACTTGGTGGAGCATTGGCTAAAGCGATGTTAGATGGTGATTGGGATGCAATAGAAGGGGCTTATTTCGATCAGTTTGATAAAGATGTACATGTTATTGAGCCTTTCTTAATTCCAGCTGATTGGGCAAGAATCAGGGGGTTTGACTGGGGTTATTCTAAGCCATTTGCTACATTGTGGGCAGCTGTTAGTGATGGTTCGTCTGTTATTTGCAATGGAATTAAACGAAGCTTTCCCCGCGGATCATTAATCTTTTATCGTGAATATTATGGTTACACTGGCAAGGCAAACGAAGGGCTAAAACTAAGCAATAAAGAAATAGCAGAAGAAACCATGAAATCCCAAGAGGGTGAGAAGATGAGTGATATGGTGGCAGATCCTGCCATATTTGATGTGTCAAGAGGCAAGTCTATTGCGGAGGAATTAGCAGAATATGGTTGCTATTATCGAGAAGCTGACAATAAAAGAGTTAACGGGTGGCAGCAAATACGGGGAAGATTGGTTGGTGAAGATGGAAAGCCATTGATTTATTTTACTAAAGATGTAAAAAACTTGTTGCGTACTCTGCCAATTATGCAATATGATCCGAGCAAACCCGAAGATTTGGACTCTGATTTAGAGGATCACGCAGTTGACACTTTGCGTTATATGTGTATGAGTCGCCCAATTGTTGTAAACATTACACCGACACCGCTCGAAATTGGTGAGCAATGGTGGAAAGATTTTAACCCTCACAATGTGAGAAAGAATGCCTTTAAACGAAACATGGAGCAAGATTATGAGTAAAGAATTAACGACAATACTAATTAACCTTTCTGATAGCGGTTTGAATTATCAAGAAATCTCTAAGCTAATAAGCGAATCTCAGACAGAATTATTGCATCATATCAACCAAGAGTTGGCAGATAAACATAGAGATTCTAAATTTAAATTTATAAAATCTATAAATAAAGATGATGGAATTGATTTTTATCAAATAAAAGCTTAACAACTTATGAGTAAGTTTTTTTACACAAAATCTAACGGAGATATAATTCAAGGTCATATTGATTTGACAGTTCTTTTCTACATTGAAATAGGACGAGAAACTAAAGCAGTAACTCATGAAAAGTGGATAAAGCACAACAATTTAACAATGAAATACAACTCTTTTTTTGATTTAGAAAATAAGAAAATGTCTTTGCGAATAGCTAAATTGAATTACTCTTTTGATCCGAATAATAAATATTATAAACAAGAATTAACAAGGGCTGAAGATGATCTCAAAAAAGAGATTGACAATTTAAAACATAATTCTATTTTTTGAGATCGAGGCTTGCATAGCGTCTTTAGTTCCAAACAAATGTGAAAACCAACTAGAAGACAAATGCAAGCTGACCAAGTTGAAACCAAAGAAGATTTAAGCCTATCCAAAGGCAATGCTGGCTTAGTTGAGATGTGGACTAAAGAGCTAGAAAATGCCAATAATTATGAGCAAAAATGGCGTGATGAGGCTGGTAAATATTTTGACATTTACAAAGACCAATACAATTCTGATTACAACGATTCTAAGCGCTACAATGTGTTTTGGGCTAACACTCAAACCCTTCGCCCTTTAGTATTCTCTAAACTCCCAAAACCAAACATTACTCAACGCTTTCTTGACGAAGATGAAGTTGCTAAGATAGCTTCTGAGATGATGGAGCGTGTTGTTGATTTATATTTGAACGATGCAGACGCTGAAGATGTGATTGGTAAGTGTCGTGATGATTATTTGGTTGGTGGTCGTGGCGTGGCTCGTGTTTGCTACGATCCAGAAGAAGTTATTGAAATGGAAGATGGCACAGAAGAATTTGACCCAACCGATAAAAAATGCCGTATTGAATACTGGCCATGGGAAGATTTTAGAATGTCCACAGAAAAAGAATGGACAAAAGTAAGATGGATTGCTTTTAGACACTACAAAACTCGTGAAGAATTAATTGAAGATTTTGGCGCTAAAGGTAAAGCTGTTTCATTAAACAAAACCCGTCTTGATTCATTAGATAAGCCAAACGAAAATGAATTGTTCAAAATGGCTGAAGTTTGGGAGATTTGGGACAAAGAAGCTGAAGAGGTAATCTTTGCAACTCTTGGCGGTGATGGCGTTTTATTATCGAGAGAAGAAGACCCTTACAAGCTACGCTCTTTCTTTCCTATGCCAGCACCTCTTGGTTCTAAATCAGATCCTTGTTCTTTGATGCCAATCCCTCTTTACAGATACTACAAATCACAAGCAGAAGAATTAAACCAAGTTGATGCGAGAATTAAATCACTAATCCAGCAATGCAAAGCTACTGGCATTTATAACTCGGTTGCTGAAGGCTCTGATATTGAAGCTTTGTTTAACGGCGAAGATGGCACATTTACACCACTTAAAGGTACTGGTGGCTTGCAAAAAGCTTCTGATATGGTTCTATTTAAACCACTTCAAGAGATTATCCTTGCAATTAGAGAGCTACAACAACACAAAATTGAGATTATTAACGCAATCAGAGACATCACAGGTATTTCTGATATTGTCCGTGGTGTTTCGATGGCTTCTGAGACTGCAACCGCTCAACAACTTAAAGGCAACTTTGCAATTTCGCGCATTCAACCACTTCAAAAAGAGATTGAATTTTGGTCAAGGGATTTAATCCGAATGTTGATTGAAATGACAATTGAAAATTATAGCATTGAAGAATTAATCCAAATGACTGGCTTGAAGATTGTTGATATTAACACAATTGCAGCGCAAGCAAGAGAGCGCTTGAAAGTTTTGATAATGGAAGCGCAGAGACAAATTAGCCCTGAAGATCCACAAGCGCAAGAAAAGATGGACATGCTTAAACAGCAAGCAGAAAAAGGTTTTAAAGAAACAATGAAAGAGCCTTTAGAAATATTAAAAGGTTACGCTGCAACTCCTGAACAATTGCAAGAAATTGAAGTTCTTATTAAAAATGACAAGATGCGTACTTTTGCAATTAATGTTGAAACTGATTCTACAATTAGAGTTGACCAACAGCAAGAAAAACAAGACCGTGTTGAGTATATCACTGCAATTAGCAATTTTACTTCTGCTTTCTTCCCTTTAGTTCAAGCGCAAATCATTACCCCTGAAGCTTTCCAACAGTTCTTAATGTTTGTTAGTAAGCCATTTAAGGTTGGACGCAATGTAGAAGAAGCTTTAAGCACTAAAGACCAACAGCCAGAAGATAAACAACCTACTGCTGATGAAATGTTAGCTCAAGCTCAAATCCAACTAGAGCAACAAAAACTGCAATTAGAAGCGCAAAAGATGCAATCTGAAGCTAATTTAAGACAACAAGAGATTGATATTGAAAAGGCTAAAGGATTATTCGAGATGGAAAAACATCAAGATAATTTAGAGTTTGAAGATGTTAATCGTCAAGCAGATAGAGACGCAAAGCGTCTTGATATGATTGTGAAAGCTCGTACTGAAGTTTTAAACGATACTATTCGCGT